GAGGTTTATTGGATCTCCTATCTTACAGGTTTGGCAACCCATTCCTGCACAAAGCCTTCCATGAGACCAGAAGGCAAAGGCAGACGGTTATGAGACTCAAGATCAGTCTCAACCGTGTACAACCGCCAATATTTAACCCAGGCAGGTCGCACGTAAAAATCAATGCACGGGTGGGATAAGGGCCGGACAGTAGACAAGCCAGACAAGTACGCCTCAATCGCAAATTGGTCGCCGACACTGATGCCGTACTCCATTTCGACGAGGCTCCTGGTCCTAGGACCAGGTGCCGGAAAAGTCAACCTCGCGGAATCGCGGCAGGCAAGCAACAACTGCTCTCGGTCCCAAAGCGACATATGCCTGGGGCCCCCACGTTCAATCCACCGCTCTGTCTTTCTGGCCAGCTTAGAAGTGGTCCGAAGGCCAAATTTAGCTAGTTCCTGGATGATTGGACAACCAGGGTATTGATGTGCCAGTGACAGGGCCTTGCACCTCAGCAGCATGAGGAGTTTTGTATTGCGAGATCTGGCGTAAGACCGATTGGTCCAGCCATACCCAACGAGAACTTCTATTGGGTCAGTGGTGTTGCACAATTCTTCAGAGTCGAAGATTAGACCACAGAAACTCGCTGTAGACAGCTCCGTATGTGTTTCCATCTTGATGACCAAGCCTAGATCAGCAAAGTCAGACGGTCCTGGGGGATCACCATTCATGACGAACAAACCATCGTCACCTTCGATAACCCCCGCAACGTCTGTGCAGCCTTTCAGCTCGCACATGAACAACATAAACATCAGGTTCGAAAACCCATTGCCTAATGACGTACACATTTCTCCCGACATGCGACAACACGGGATAGATGCTCGGAACTGCTTATAGCTGCAGTGCTGCACGCCACCAATCACCAACCGAACCAGCTTCATAAACTCAATGCCAACGGGCAAGTGCCTGACCATGTACTCGTACAATTGAAACTCAACTGCCTCCATAATCTCCCTAGTGAACAGAGACTCAAATGCAGTGTAGTCAGTAACATGGTATTTGGCACCCGCACGAAAGAGTCGCGAACGAATGTATGCCGGCCGATCAGCAATCGGGACGTGTTTGATGAAGTGTGGATCCTTGAAAACCTGTTCTTCAATTAGCTTGAAAATCGGGCCCACTGCGACCTTGAATCTGTCGGTACGTGAGTTAATTCCTCGTGTGTGCTTCCATTCATCTACTGGAACGTTCGGATAGGTCTCATCCTTAGGGAACGATTTGCACAGGAAGTCGTCTTTGGTGAGGTTGTGCCACCCCCCCAATTCCCGCCATGTGGCGAGCAATGCGTCCTTCCTCCACCTTGGGTAGTTCGTTTTCTCAATCCAGGTTTCAACACTGGTATCAGAATCCGCAGCAAGTGGTCTCATGTTCTTATCAAGCCACTTGCGCACGAACTTTGCTAGTCTCCTAACCAGCTTCCGTTTCCTCATGGGCGGAGCGAAAGCAGCACGCTTCCGCACCCCCGCCTCCATGGTCTCACGATGGTTCAGGTCTGGTTCTGGTAAAGCCGCTCCGTCATAATGGCAGCCCAAGCTGACCTGTACGGTGATACGCTCGTCAACTAAATGACGCGGCATATGGACCACCTTAAGGCCTTTCTTGACTGCCCCTATTTTCGAGAGGATGACTTCACCGTACCTGTAACCAGCGCAAAACACACGCCTTACAGAGGTGGGGGAGCCGGGAAAGGGTGGATGCCGACGTAGTTCCCTACGACACCCGCCCTCTCCAACTGCTGCCGGTACGCATAGTACACAGCAAGAGTGGTCTCCTGAGGGACGTTATTGCCAAGCAACGCTGCATACTTGTCAAAGTTCACAGCTTGAATATGCCTAGCATAGGTCTGGATGCGCTCCCAAACAGATGCCATCGAAGGACTCAACGGCAAGTTAGCGGGGATTGCCAACTGCGCAAACATTTCCCCTGACAAATGGGCATATCGTTCCATCCAGGCCACTGGATAGGTGGTACGCGCCCCTAATTCGTCAATCAACCCTAAAGATCTTAAGGCGTCCGTCATCAAACGTCCACCAGGAATTTCACCTAAAGCTTCCCACCTGTACCACCTCTCCGTATAGAACTGTGCCTCGAAGTTTAGGGGATTTGGGTGCTTCATCTCAAGCTGAGCATGAGCGTCAGGACGGACACTCACCGGGTCGAGCTCAGGCAGGAGACGATGGAATCTGACATGATGCCTGAAACCGACGTACTGCTCGGCGGATATCCAAAGCCACAAGACCAATGTGATTATCCATCCGCCGAACACACACCCGGCCCACAGCCTCCCCACACCAGTGGAAAAGACAATGGACCAAACCTCATCATAACCTATCAACAAAACCCAGCACACAACTGCAACTGGGATCGAAATCAGGAAAGCGACAGTCAAAAACTGCCACAAAGGATGAAGTGGGATCAGGAACTGCTCTGTTCCGTCAAAGGAGAAGTGGAAGTGCCTCAGGTTGTCCCGCGCCCGTGCAATCGCATCAGATCTGCTTTCAGCTTCTCGAGCTTCCAGCTTATCAGCGACTGCTGCGCGGATCCTGAGGCCTTCAACCTCTTCTTCTAGGTCTTCCTTGGCAGATCGGAGCTCTGCGAAGGCAATTTTGGCACCCTCAGCCTTGTCGGCTGAATCCTTGGCACCTTTTGCGACGTCCCCGTCGCTATGCTTTTTGACTCCTTTTCCACGACCGGATTTGTGTGCGGTTGGTCGGTTCTTCTTTTGGTCCTTGCGCCCATCAACCTTCGTTACAGGCACGCTTCCACGAATGGATTTGGCGGCCTTCGGCTTGGATTGAGAGGCAGACTCTGGACTACTGGGTCGAACGTCATGAGAACGCTCATCTTCCGTAGGAGGGGGGGTCACGGAATGCTCTTTGCCCTTAGCAGACATAGAACAACGGTAGGTTATTGTAATCCCTACCTGGTCAAACACGGTATTCTGAA